CTTGTAATCTCCATCAGCCATCTTTTTTTCTTTTTGACGAAGCTCTATATCCTTCTTCATCATTTTAAGCTGTGCTTCCTCCAAAGCCATTCTAGTTTTATCTAGTTCAGCTAGCGTATGTTTGACTGATCTAATCGGTGTGATTGCTGTAACGTCTAGCATAACACCCATAAATTGTGAGTGTGATTTATAAAAGTTTGAACTTGATTGTTTAATAGCTGGTAGGCTAGCATTAATATTGGTTAACATTTGTTTATACTCTTTTTTAACCAGTGGCGAGTTTGATAGTTTCTGGATTACCAGATCTTTAGATGATGACATATTTTTCTCCTTTATAGTTTAGCATGTATATGATCATGTTGTAGTTTTTATACTATAGAATCTTACGAAAGTCCACCATGGCCATTAGAGTATCCAGCATGTCCTCTTCTCGCTGTTACTAAATCTCCAAAATCTGCAGCATTACCAGTTGATCCAATCGTTATATAATCTATAACATTTGAATCTGAAGGTGAGGAACCACCACAAAATATACCTCTAGTTTGATTAGAACCTCTTGCACCAATTGATTGTCTAGCAACAGATAAATCTCCAAAATCAGTAGCATTACCAGTTGATCCGATTGTAACATAGTCAATTACATTAGAATTACTTGGTGTTGCGCCTCCTCCAAAAACAGATCTTGTTGTAGATGATACGCTTGCGCCACCATTTCTAGCAACAGATAAATCTCCAAAATCTGTGGCATTACCTGTAGAGGCTGTTGTGACATAATCAATTATGTCTGTTACTGAAAAACCACCACCAAATACGGTTCTAGTATTTGAACCAGATGCCATTGCTTGCTGTCTTGCAGATGTTAAATCACCGAAATCGGTGGCATCACCTACTGTTGCATAAGTGACATAATCAATCACGTTTGTATTACTTGGATCCGCTCCACCTCCACGTAGTCCTCTGGTATCATTACCATGTCCACTTGTTGACCTTGCCGAAGCTGTTAAATTACCAAAATCTGCTGCATTACCTTTAGAATCAAACTCTACGTATTGAATTACGTTTGATGGACCTGATCCTCCAAGAAATAAAAGTCTTTCTGCACTTGCTGTGCTACCATACAAATCATGTATTGGTGTTGTAATTAAATCTCCAAAATCAGATGCATTACTTAAAATTGAAATTTGTATAGATTCCATGCTAGTATCAGGACTTGGACTTTCACCTCCTCCAAGTATGCATATATCTCCAGCTCCACCACCTCTTGATATAACTGTGCCTGTTGGTGAATAAAGTTCTGGGGCTCTTGGTTGAAATGATTCTAAACCGCCATGACCATTTGATCCTGAACCTGCACTATCTCTAGCTGCAGATAGATCACCAAAATCAACTGCATTTCCACTTTGAGCAATAGTAACATAATCTATAACATTAGATGGTCCAGGTGCTCCTCCTGCCCAAATTCCTCTAATATTATTTGACGTTCCTGTAAAACTATTTCTTGCTACAGTTAAATCACCAAAGTCTGTAGAGTTTCCTAAACTACCTATTTCAACACTATCGATAGTTGTCTGAGTTCCACCATTAGCACCACCTCCTGCTAAATATCTTGTGTTAGAAGAGTTAGCAGACACACCTGATTTTCCTGAAGATAAGTTACCAAAATCTACAGCATTACCAGTTGAACTTATTTCTATAAAATCTATTTCATCTTTTTTAGAAGGTGTTCCACCTCCAGCAAATAAACATCTAGTAGAATTACCTGCTGCTGTTGGTGTGAATCTAGCTACAGTTAAATCACCAAAATCAGTTGCATTACCTAATGTAGCTATCTCTACAAAATCTATTGTATTTAAAACAGGCACTTGACCACCACCAAAAATAGCTCTAGTATTACTTGAATGTTGTCCAAGAGCATTTCTCGCAACAGTTAAATCACCAAAATCTGCAAAGTTTCCTAAACTATTAAAGTGAATATAATTAATTGTATTAACATAAGAAGAACCATTATAACCTCCAGCGCTTAATGCTCTTGTAAATGAAGAAGCATTTCCTTGTGCATTTCCATAAACTGCAACTGGTAAATCTCCAAAATCTGTAGCGTTACCCGTAGTTTCAATTACTATTTGATCACATGTATTTTGATTAGGATTACCACCTGTAAAAATTCCAATCGTACCCCCACCTAACTGAGGATAAGTTCCATCCTCTTTTATGTTTTTAGTAATGTCATTGATTTTCCAAAGCCCTCTTGCTTGGTCTCGTCTAGGATAACTGTCCGACATCGGTTAGTCCTCCTACGCGTCGTCTATCAGTTCGTATGATATTGTGACTACTAATGTTGATGCTGCTGATGCTCCGCCTCTAATAAGATCAGTTTCTTGTAAATAGAAAGATGAGTTTTTATCTATTATATCAACTGAAGCGTGAGCTGGAACTGTAAGTTCATCAGCTAATTCTTTATGTGTTCCTGAAACTTCTGAATCAATTGTAACCGTTGCGTCGGTATCAGTTACATTTGTAACTCTAATTAAATTAATTTTGTTAACTTGATCTGATGCTGCTGTTAATAATGTAGTTGTTAAAGTTGTTGTTAAATCAGCTACTGCTGATTTACCATTAATCGTTGTGACATTTACTATATTTGGTGCTGCCATTTTTTATTCTCCTAAACTCCTTTTATCCGAAAACTATCGCTGCTGCAATAGCTTTTCCCATTGATATACCGCTTGATGCTGTTGTAAAACTTAAATTTCCAGAACCATCGGTCTGTAATATCTGACCACTACTACCATCTGCTGCAGGGAATGTCAAAGCATCAATAGTAACTGTTCCTGAGCCTTTTGGCTGTATAGATACACCAATATTAGTATCATCACCAGATGCAGTAAATGTTGGTTTGTTTCCTGTAGCTGCGTTATTGTAAGTTATTTCATTAACCGCAGAACTTGTAGCTGTTAATTTAAATAATTCAGCACCATTAGTATCTAAAATAGATGTGCCTATTTTAGGTGACGTTAATGTTTTGTTTGTTAAAGTTTGTGTGCCAGTTTCTGTTACTGTGCCTGCTGTAGCTAATGATATTTCTACTATGTTAGGGTTAGTTCCATCATCACCTTTTGCAACAACTAATTTATCTCCTTTATCTGTAGCAGAAAAAGTTACAGAACTTCCTGATCCAGACGTATATTTAAATTGAACTGTATAAGAACCAGAACTAGAATTTCTTAAAAGATAAAAATTTTGTACATCAAGAGGTATTGTAACAACTGCATTACCAGATAATGAACCTGTAAATTCTATTATTCTGTGAGCAAGAACATCTCCTGTTCCTCCATCACTGCTTGTTAAAGCAACAGTTCCACCACTAGTTAAAGCTTGTTGTGTAAAACCACCAGATATTTGTTCAATGACTTGTAAGTTTACGTTTGTTTTATTTCCCCAAGTACCAGCGTTTTCACCAGTTGCTTGAAGTTCTACACCTAATGGTGTGTATGTTGATGCCATAATTTTCTCCTATGCAGCGTCACTATAACTTGTATTTGATCCAGTTGCAACATCCGAATATGTATCATTCGAACCTGTCGAAACATTAGTATATGATGTATTTGAACCAGTGTCAACATCACCATAAGCAAAGATATCTACTGTTCCTATGTTAAATGATGCTGATTGACCTGTTAATCCAACCTGCATATCAACAACACTTACTGATCCAACACTAGCACTAAATGATACACCAGTTAATCCTAATGTCATATCATTAGGATCTAAAGTTCCAACACTAGCTGTAGCTGATTGACCTGTTGGTTGTGCTAATGCACCACCTAACCCAACAAGAGAACCTTCTTGAGCCTCCATAGATAAACCATCAAACTGAGCAGTGGCATTTGGTATTGTAAGAGAACCTAAAGATGAAGTTACTAGTTGTCCAGATAAAGATACTTCTTGTTCTGATATTCCTGTAGCTGTTCCTTGCGAAGAAGTTATAGCTAGTCCAGAAGGTTGAACCGTATCATTTGGAGCAAATGCAGTTCCTTGAGAAGCAGTAAAAGATACACCTGTTAAACCAACTGTTAAATCATTAACACCAGGAGCACCTATCGCAGAGGTTATAGATTGACCTGTTAATCCAATTGACATCTCTGTTGGTGTAATAGAACCAACAGAAAAAGTTGCTGACACTCCATCAAAACCAACTCCTATGTCTGGTAAACTTATTGAACCAACAGAAGGTGTAATTGATTGTCCTGTTAATGTTAAGTTAACATCATCAACAGTTACAGATCCAATACTAGATGTAATTGATAAACCAGATGGTTGAGCAACAGCATCGGATAATTGACCCCACTCGTCTTCACTCCAAGATTTAGCACCCCAACCTGTTTTTAAAGTTACGGCTTCATTCCAATTAGCCTGTCCCCAGGTTAACCGGCCCCATCCTGAAGTCACCGACATGGTTGACCTCCTATGCTAATCTGATTATCGCGTTACTTGCGTCTGCTGCTGGAAACTCTATTTTAAAAGTTCCATTACTTGCTGTTTTATCACCACCAAAAGCTATAACTGCAACAGCATCAGTAGTGCTTGAACCACCATCTGTTGTTGTATTATAAATTAATGCACCATTTGCAGTAAAAGATGCAGAAGAATAAGTTACGTCTGCAAAGTCAACGAAAGCTGTTGTTGATGATAAAGATACACCATTGTTTGTAAGTGTAGCTCCACCTGCAGAGTATGCAGATCCAGATGTGTTTGATATTTCGTTTGATGTTGAATAGTCAGTAGTCGCTGCACCCAAAGAAGCTGAACTTGTAAAAAGAGCAATCTTAAAAGTGTGTCCACCTGAAGATTCAAAACTGTGTTTACCTTGTAAAAGCTCTTGTTTAAAGCTTGAACATATTGCTGATGATATTGCCATAATAATCTCCTACGGGTTTGCTGAGTTTACTGGTATTCTAACTGCTCCGTCTGTGTAGTCGTCTCTTCGTCTTCTACCAACTTGCTCGTTAGCAAACTTCTGTACCTCTTGTTTATATTTATTTTCATACAAAGTCAACATGTCTATCGGGCCTTTTAAAAACCCATATGCTTCTGATAAACAGCAATATAATAGTCCATTTGTAAAATTCATGCTAATATAATTAACACCATCACCCTCTAAAAGATCAGGCATTTTATTAAAATGCACTCTAAATCTGTATGTTGTATTAGGAACTGGAGCAAAAGCTATACGTCCAGATGTTGTATCTGATTCTCCTGTGCCTCCACCAAACATAGCATAATACTTAGGTTGACCTTGAGCTGCTGATGTTCCTGTTACATCTTGATACTCTTGTAAGTATGTGTAGTCTTTTTTCTCTAACCATCTATTAGCTCCTGTAGTTTCTGATCCTGCGGTATCATAAACTTGTATACCTCTTATAAATAATGATCCTGCTGGAGCATTGATAGATTCTTGTCCAGCCACTAAATTACCTAGTTGTTGTTTTCTATCTGCATCGATAGGCACATCTCTAAAAATTCTATATTGTGCATTTAAAATAATATTTTCTAAAACAGCATCTGTTAAAACATTAGAATCTGTTTCAGTATAACTTCTTATTTGTGTTTTTAATCCTGATGCACTTATTCCAGCCATTATATTACTCCTGCTATTTCTTTACAAGTAGGACAACTTTTTTTATATCTATTGTGTGTTCCACATTTAATAGGTTTTCCATCTTTATCTGTGTATTCATTCTCTACTTCTTCGTACATAACAAGATGTGGATCTTGCCTCTCTGGTTTAAAAATGTTTTTTATCCAATTCCAAATTTTTTTCATTATGCTGTTACCGTTACAGGTCCTGCTGATACAGAACCCCCTCCTCCTGTTTCAGTTATACTAGATGTTGTGCTTGTTGCAAAGGTATAATTATCATTATCTACTTTTGTAATTACGTATCCCGCAGCTAAATTTATTGTTGCTGCCGCAACTCCGCCAACCACATTTGCACTTCTAAATCTAACTCTGTCACTTGTAGATCTACCATGATCTGGTTCATTAACAGATATAGTTGTAGATCCATTTGTTGTTGTAAATGGATTTAAGGGTAGTATTCTTGGAACTGCAGTTTCTATTCTATCAGGTCTTACATGTCTTAAAGATATAGAATCACCATTCATAGGTTTTGGTTCTAATTGTGGTTGCTTTGGCTCAAACTCTGATACATGCACAAACGATCCATTCCATTCTCTAACCATCTCTTTGTATGGAAACTCCATACCAGATCTATCTGATATTGCTCGTGCGTATTTTCCTGTTGCGTACTTTGCCATTATTTTTTACTTTTTTTCTTTTTCTTTTGTTTTTTCTTTTTACCACCAGGTCCTAGAGGTTTGTCTACTCTACCACCTTTAGCCATATCTGTTTCTCCAAGGATTCTTCTAGCTTCTTCAATTGCCTCTTGTTGAGAAAAACCTGCTTCTCTAAGTTCTGCTACAAGTTCCATAAATCTTTTTTCGTCCATAATTATGCTCCTGGGTAATATGCTTTTGGTGTTATATGCGTGCTAGAAGCAGAACCATCTTCTGCTAACGCTCTCGCAAAT